AATTGATGCTCACTGTATCGACAATGTTGCAAATGAGGTTGTCGAGTTCAAGACTGGCTATGATTGGGGAAATCCGATTACGCTTGTACAGCGCGGTGAGAAAGATTCCGGCAAGAAAGATGAAAATAAGGGAATTGCCCGTCTTAATGAGGCTTACGCATCGGAGTTTCTGAGCAAAAAGCAACAGGAGCTTGCGCGGTATGTAGAGATTACGGGTGTCGGATACACATTTGTTGACATTAACCGATATTGGCGCGAGGGCAAGTCGTATTTCACCTATGACGTGCTGCATCCTGGCTTTGCTTACATCGTCAAGTCCTCAACTTTAGGGCATAGGAAACTGCTCGGAGTTACCTACTCGACAGACAAATTCGGGAACTATCATTTCACGGCATTTACCGATACGCAGAGATTTGAGATTGATTCTCTGTATGATGCCGACAGCGACCGTGAGCCTACGGGCAACAAGTTCGTAGATGATTACGCTTGGCGCGAACGCAGATTTAACGGTCAGAAAAATCCGCTCGGTATCAATCCGATTGTTGAATGGGAACGCGCCGCCGACAGAATGGGATGCTTTGAACGTCAGATACCTGAAATGTTGGAACTTAATCAGCTTGAATCCGACTTTTCCAATCAGGTAGGTCAGGTCGTAAACGCTGTCTGGTGGGCTAACAACGTGGAATTTCCGACAGAGACAGTCACAGACTCCGATGGAAATGAAAAAGAAGTCGTATCACATCCCGAAAACGGCGATTGGATTGAAACTAATACAACAAGGGACGGCAAAGACCCACGCATTGAACCTCTGACGATTGATTCTGACTATGCCGGACAGCTTGAGAACATTCTTGCGAAGAGGGCTTTGATTTTACAGAAATGTCAGGTTCCACAGCGCGGTGACAGTTCCAATTCAACAGGTATCGCAACGTCAGCAGCAAGCGGTTGGGATGCCGCCGAAAGTTCCGCGAACAAGAAACAGATGTTCATGGAGTCGGCAAAACTCGAAGAAGTGGAAGTTGTACTCGCGGCGGTGAGGGCGTCACGGGATATTGAAAAAGACAATCCGATGCTCGACCTCAAGTACATGGATGTACAGCCGTCCATCAAGCGACAGAAGAATTACGAACTTGTCTCTAAGGCAAACTTCTTCGCTACGATGGTTTCTCACGGTGTTCATCCGAAACCGCTTCTGAAAGAAATGAATGCCTTTGCAGACCCCGAACAGGTCTACATCGACTCGAAGCCCTATCTTGAAATGTATATCAACGCTACTTTCAAGAAAGATGAGAATACGGGTAACGGCAACGGCTACAACGGTTACGGTTGGTATCAGAAAGGCAACTCCAATACGGGAGACGGCGGTTCCGGCGAAGCAAAGCCGAACAAAGACCGTCTCGGACAGGATGAGTCAGATCAAGTCAAAAACAGTCCGAACATAAAGGGGTGATGTAATTGTCAGTCCTTTCCTTTGATGAACTGAACAGGCTTGAGAAAAAGAGACGTTCCGAACCGATTGACGAATACTACGAACCAATGCACATTTCTCGTCAGCGCAAGAACAACCGCATTCGGACGGCTGAGAAATACCGTGACGCTGTATTGGCCTACATGCATTTCATAGACGAATACGCACAGTACGGGTACATAGATATTCCGGCAAAGCAGTATCTTCACGATGGCATTCTTTCCGTTGTTGAAGATGTGATGATTGCCGACAGAGTTCTCAGAGATTATGCAGACAGAATAACGTCTGATATACATGACGCGACTATGCGGAATAAGGAAAAAGACCCGTATTTTCTGTCAGAGGATAGAGCAACCTTTATCGGAGAGGATGAATCTAATGCACTCTGGAACTACGAGGAACTGCAAGAAGCGTTAGACGTTGGCATGACGCGCAAAACCTGGAACACGGTTGGTGACAGAGTGGTACGCGACACGCACAAGGCGGTTCGAGGAAAAACAATTCCGATAGAAAAAGCATTTTCGGTAGGTGAAGCGATGTTAATGACACCGCGAGACCCCGAAGTAGATGCACCCGAAGAAACAGTCAACTGCCGATGTTGGCTCACATTCAGTTAATCAGAGACAGGGCATTTCCCTTGTCTCTTTTTATTTGGCGGCAGAGAAGTCGCCTAACAAAATTCGCAACCCTAAAAATCCGGCAGAGAAGCCGTAAATCGCAAACTTAATTTCCACCGTAGCGTGGTGGCGGTAGAGAAACCGTAAATCGCAGGAGAATTTCACAATGGCATCAGAAGAGACAAAAACAACTGAGACTACTACTGACAATGCAGGGCAGAAGAATGAAGTCCCCACAGAAGAGAAACTTGCTACGCAGAACGCTGAACTCACGAAACAGGTTCAGGACTTGATGAAACAGGTTGCAACGCTGAAAAGTGCAAGCGATAAAAATTCCGCAGAAGCCGCTGAATTTAAGCGGAAGTACCGCGAAACACTCTCGGCACAGGAAAAGGCTTCACAGGACAAAGCCGAACGTGAGGCAGAGCATGAAGCGTATGTCAAGAAACTTGAACGTGAGAACTCCGTCAATGCCTATGTCAGAAAGTATATGGCACAGGGTTATTCAGAAGAACTTGCACAGAAAGCCGCCGAAGCTATGTATGACGGCGATGTGGACGCTTTCTTCGGTATTCAGTCTGAAGCGACTAAGGAAATCGTAGAAGCGAAAGAACGCGAGTGGCTGAAATCTCGTCCTGATGTCAACGCTGGAACAGGTACAACAAGCATTACCAAAGAGCAGTTCGAGAACATGAACATGATGGCACGTTCTGAACTCAGACGCAATTCGCCGGATGTTTACGAACAGCTTATTGGTCGTAAATAATACACAATACGCATAGGAGATTTTAACTATGGCAGCATCAGCAAATGCAACCTATCTTTCCCATCTGATTGACCCGCAGGTTCTCGCGGACTATATTGATCAGAAACTCATTAATAAAATTCGCCTCAGTCCGCTTGCCACAATTGACCGCACTCTTCAGGGACGTGACGGTGACGAACTTACACTTCCGGCATATTCACCGTTCATCGGTACAGCCGGTATCGTGGCAGAGGGCGCTGATATTCCGATTGCAAGACTCGGCACGACAACTAAGAGAGTCAAGGTAACAAAGATTGGCAAGGGTGTCGAGATCACTGACGAGGCTCTTCTTTCCGGCTATCAGAACAATGCCGCTGACGAGGCTACAAAAGAGATTCTTGCCGCTCTCAATGACGGTGTTGAGAACAGACTTCTTACCGCCATGGACGGTGTAACATCCCTCACACATACAATCGCTTCTTCTGAGACGGTCGTTGACGGTGTTGCAGATGCCCTTACAAAGTTCGGTGAGGACATTGACGGTGACAAGGTTCTGCTCGTTTCCCCGTCCTTCTACGCAAAACTGCGTAAGGCAAACGGTTGGATTCCGAACACAGAAATCGGCGCAAACACAATCATCCGTGGTACGGTCGGCATGGTACATGGTTGCCAGGTCGCTCTGACAAACAGACTGATCGCTCCTGTTCACTACACCCTGACAACTGACACGGCTGTAAACAGTTCTAAGACTTACTACACAAAGGATGCCACAACAAACATCTATACTGCGGTTACTTCTCCGGCAGTTGCGAATATTGGCACATATTATGAGCAGTCTACAGGCTCCAATGACACAGCTTATATCGTTAAGCCGGGTGCACTTCGTATCTACATGAAGCGCGACACTCTGGTTGAGGTTGACCGTGATATTATCGCTCAGACTAACTACATCGTTGGTTCTAAGCTCTTTGCTCCGTATGTCTATGACGAGAGCAAGATTATCAAGATTACACTGGCTTGATAGAAACGTGAGGTAATTTATGGGGATGATGCACAGGCACTTCTCCGCAAGACGGGCTGAAAAGGGAGTAGTTGAAATGGCTACTCCCGTTATTGTTTCTGAGAAAGAAATCGTCTCTGAGGGCGAGGACATTGTTTCAGAGGAAAAGCCCGTTGTGGAAGAGGTTAAGAAGAGAACTGGCAGACGTTCACGCAAGTAAGGCGGTGATTGTATGTCTACGTTAGCCGACTTAAAGAATGAGATACTTACGGAACTCACAGCACAGCTTTCTAATGACGTGGGGTACAGTTCAACGGTGGTTTCATCGAAGTTGAATGTCGCGTTTCAGGAAGTTCTGCAAGCGAGGACACAGAAGTATCACGGCAGTTATCCGTCAGGCATGACAGATGATGAGAAATACGCAGACCTCTCGCAGTTTTCATCCCACATTTTCAATCTGGCACTTTTCGACTACAACACTATCGGTATCGAGTTTCAGACGAGTTCCACGGAAAACTCTGTAACACGAACGTACAGAGACCGTGACCGCCTATTTAACGGCATTGTTCCGTTAAGCCGTATAGTGTGATTGTAGAGCGCGGATTGGTGCGAGGTACATGCATTTGGGAAGTTCTTTATGTGTGTGCTTTGGGGAGCATATTTGTATGTGGGGTTTATATCACACTGTTAGGAGTCAACCGTATTATGTCATTGTCACCTGAAATACTTGATTATACAAGAACTCTCGTCAGCATCATATCGGTGGCATTCGCGGTATACATGGGTTTGCGTGGGAATCGAAAAGCCGATAGCGAAGAGCGAGAGGCGCGGATTCGTTCAGAAACAATCATGGACGAAAAAATGAATGATATTCTCCGAACTGCAAAGGACACGCGAGACAGCGTTAAGGAATTGCAAGGGGATATTAAAGACCATAACGGAAGATTAATTTCCGTAGAAGAATCGCTCAAGAGTCTGCATCACCGTGTTGATACGGTCGAGAGCAGGCTTAATGGGGGTGCATGATATGTCAGATAAAACAAAGGCATTTATTAAAGCTATTGCGATAAGAGCCGCCCGAACATTCTGTCAGGCCGTGGTAGGCGCTATCGGCGGTTCGGTGGCTATGGGAGACGTGAATTGGGGTCTGGTCGCTTCTACTGCGACTCTGGCTACAATCGGTTCTATCTGTATGAGTATCGCAACAGGTCTGCCGGAAGTTGAACCGAAGCTGTAAGGCGGTGGTTCAATGCGAACGGCATTAAAGAATAAACAGAGATTGAAATACTCGCTTCAAGGCAGTGCAAAGCCAATCTATCTTGTTGAGGACGGTGAGATCGTCACAACTGAGGTAGACGGAATAAGCGTTCCCGTGGAAAATGGTTACTCCAATCTTATCTATCAGAATCCCGTAGACTTTATCGGAAACTTCATACCCGTTGGTTCAGAATCCTATGCGAGAGGAAACGTAGCGGTCGCAAAAGCATACGGCATGGATATCAGCGCATATGATGCTCTGATATTGATGAAAGCCGGAGAACTGCCCGTTACGGAAACTTCCGTGATATGGAAAACTTCTGTTCCAACCTATAAGACGGTAAAGAATGTGGTTCTGTTAGACGAGAACGGAGACGAGACTTCCGATGTGAGCGAAGCGGTATCAGTAGGAGACCTACAAGCAGTTGATGAAAATTCTGCTGATTACATCGTAAAGCGTGTGGCAACGTCTATGAACATTTGCTTAATTCTTTTGAGACGGATGAATACCAATGAGTACCCGTAAGAAGAAGATACAACTTTGCGAGAAAGATGTAACGGCTACCATCAAATACTTGGAGAGGTATAAAAAGCAGTTAGTCCTTAAATCTCAGAAGTTTCTTGAGGAACTTTCCCAAAAGGGCATTAAGGTCGCTGACAAAAAGTATGCGGACGCTAAAGGTGAGACAACCGATAAGTCGCACAGCTATGTCAAGTCGATTGCCTTTGACGGAAAGAACGTGACAATGGACTTTGCTATACAAGGCGAGGACATTGTATTTGTCGAGTTCGGAGCTGGTGTCTACTACAACAAGCAGAGACTTGGCGAAAACGTACATGATTCCGAAGCGTTCAGAAATGCGTTTCCTGAATACAAAATTGGCAAGTACGGTACGAATGGCGAAAAACAATATTCTCTCGGTGCTAAGAATGCATGGCACTACAACGGTGAACTGACACACGGAACACAGGCGACAATGCCCCTGTTCAGTGCACAGCTTGCCATGCAGGAAATCAAGAATATCAGGGATGCCGCGAACAAGGCATTCAAGAATTGGAGTTGATGCATATGTCCGACAACGAAATGTGGTACACGAACTTAAAACAGATCCTTTTTACCCACTTTAAAGTTAAGGTTCTTGCCACACTTGACGGGGCTTACGAAAACATCAACTTCACAAATGACGATAGAAACACTGAGGAAACAAAATTACCGACTGTACTGTTTGAAGAACTTACACCCGTGGAACGGGGCAATACTCTTGACAATACCTCTGTCAATGGAGTCTCTGAAACAATACAAATCACTGTTTATTCAAATGAACGCTACGACACAAAAACGATTATGAACGCATGTGTCGGGGCTATGAAATCTCTTAGGTTCAGCGTTCCTGGTTTTCCGATCTATGAGACAAATCACGATATTAAGTACGGTGTCGCAAGATTCCGTAGAGTTATTGCGGAGTCAGACACTTTATAACTTACTACTTTATGGGGGTACTAAATTATGGCACTTGCAGGTCTCTCGACGCTTGGTGTTAAAATTGGCTATGCAGCAAGCGTAAACTCTCCGTCTGCTCTCGCAGAACTGTCACGTATCAATGCGATTGGCGGTATCTCTCTTTCAACAGAGGCTATTGACGCTTCTTCGCTTGTTGATGAGGTAACAAGACGTGTAGCTGGTCGCGCAGACACAGACGAGACACTTCCGGTTACTGTGAACGTAACCGATGCGACAATTACAGAATGGCAGGCTGTTATCACAGCTTTTAACGGACTTACAACTGGACAGGAACTCTGGTTCGAGGTCTACCATCCTCGTCTCACAAACGGCTTCTGGTTCAAGGCGGAACCGCCGAAGAAACTTCCGATGCCGGAAATGGGTCAGAACTCTCTGCTGACAATGGAAATCAACCTTGTCGTTACAGAATATGTCGGACTTGCTACGGCAGTTGCACCGACAGCGGCAGGGGAATAATCGAATAACTGAGTTAGGTTTACGGGGCTATCCTACGGGGTAGCCCCTTTCCTAATATATGGGGTTCTTGCGTCCCCTAAACGCGAGGGAAAGGGATTACATAATGGCTAAGAAGAAACTTAAAAACAGTTTTGTTATTAACGGTAAGACATACGTAGGCAGAACATTTGATTTTGATGCAATCTGCGCATTCGAGGAAATGGGTATCGGTCTTGGCGACCTTGACCGCAAGCATACTCTGTCTGTTGCAAGAGCATATCTCGCGCTTTACAACGATAACAACCTTGCATGGGCGGCTTCTGAATTACAGTCTCATATCATCAACAAGGGAAGTCTCGCAGACCTCTACGAAGTGTTCAGTAACTCCATGAGAGAATCCGATTTTTTTCAGGCTCTCGTCAACCAGGGAGCGGAGACGGAAACTCAGCAGAGCGAGGAGACGGAGACAGAAGCGGAAGAGTAAATCGCAAGTCGATTGAGGACTACGATTCTGTACGGGAGTATATACGCTTTGAATGGCTACCACAGGCATTATCTATCGGAATATCTGAGGAAGTGTTTTGGGGGCTGAATCCACACACGTTAAAGCCATATGCTTTAGCAGAAAAGATGCGCGAAGAACGGCGAGACGAAGAAATGTGGCGAATGGGATTGTACATCAACCGCGCCACACTTGCTTCAACAGAAAATGTCTTAGCCGGAAAGAAAGCGTCCATAACGTACTACGAAAAACCGCTACTGGCCTTGGCGAAAGAAGAAAGAGACGCTGAGATTGTTTTATCAGAAGATGAGCAGATGCAACAGGTCAATGCTCTGTTTACCTCACTGAATGTTCTTGCCGTGAACTCAAAACTAAGCAAAGAACAAGCATAAAACTTCGGATTTTCGTCTCCGAAAGAAAGGAGACTTGATATGCCGGATGGCAACGTAATAGATAGTCTATCAATAGAGATAGGCGCGAGTGTAGATAAGTCGCTCAGTGCAATCAATGAAGTGACGGATGCGCTGAAACTTCTGAACGGCGCATTGGAGAACTTCAAGGACAACGGGACTTATAAGAAAGCACTTGACAATCTCTCTGGTGGATTTACAAATCTGAATAGAGCGGTTGAGACATTTGATCCTGATAAGATTGAGGCTATCTCAAGGGCATTGAACAAACTCACAAAAGCGTCAAACAAGATTGACTCTGCGTTCGGCGGTGAAGCTAAGTATGGCAAAGCCGTGAGTGCCATGAACAAGGAAATGAAAGAGCAAGGTCGAACACTTGCTACCAACCTTGGAATTACGGGAACAAAGAACGTAGAAAATGTCGCTGACGCATTTGTTGAACTCTCGAATGAGATTGATAGTTCCGGCAAGAAAACACTTTCCTTTGCTGACAAATTATCGAAGTTCGCAAAGACCGCACAAGGTTCGCTTGACGTAAGTGGAATGCTTGACGGGGATGAAACCTCTAAGAAGATTGTTGACTACTTCGCTTCAACAAACAAAGGCGGCGGCAAGGTCTATCTACCCTTTAGCCCGTCAGAGTTTGCCGGGGATTACAGTGCTATGCGCTCTGTGATGGGTAAGGCATTTACTTCAAACCCTAAGTATAAAAACGAGGGCGATATTATTTCGTTCGCAAAGGGTTTCAATCATTCCATTGGCGAATATGTGGACATTGGCGATGGCGGTTCCGGAAACGGCAATGCGGCTAATGTGTTCAGTCAGTTATATGAGTTGCTTGAGTTTTCCAAAGACCGTCAAGAGAGATTGACTAAATCCGCACAGGAACATTTGCTCACAGAACAGCAGATAGTTCAGGCGGTCAAGGAACAGTTGCCCGTTGTACAGCAGATTAAGTCAGCGATGGCATCTGAGGGTGTCAGTGACGAGAACGGTTTTACAACAGTTGCAAAGTCCTTAAAGGAAATGGTCGGAATTGAAATCCCCGACTTTACCAATCTCAAGACCCTTGCAAGCGCGACTACCAAACTCGGAAGTTCAGAAGCCACAACTGCCGGAACAAATTTACCGCCGTTACTTGAGGGACTTAAATCTGTTGGTAGTGGTGATATAACAATTCCCGACTTCACGAACTTAAAGACCCTGGCATCTTCCGTAGTGAAACTCGGTGATGATAAGGCGCAGAGTGCCGCTTGGGTTCTTCCTAATATCATGGCGGAACTTGAAAGTTTTTCACAGCACTTCGGCAACTTGTCACTCGATGCAAATTCGCTCGGTACAATTCAGTCACTTGGTTCTGCATTCAGCAAACTCGGTGGCAAGAACTCGTCTGAGGCGATAACTAATCTTCCGCAACTTTCTGATGCAATAAGGCAGATGGTTGAGGACTTGAACGGATTACCCGAAGTCAGCGATAAGACAAAGGATTTAGTTGTTGCTCTCGGCAACTTGGCTAAGTCCAATAAAACAGTCTCACAGGGACTTGGCGGTATCAAACAGAGTACAGGCAAACTTAATACAGCTTTCGCAATGGGTAAGGCTGTAATTGCTCAGTACGGAAACGCATTTAAACAGGGCTACCAAAGTGCTTTGACTTACAGTAAAGGCATGAATGTAGCCAAATATCATACAGAATCCCTCACAATGGCTATTGTCAAAGTGAGGACGCTATTATGGGGACTGAGGCGAGTATTCGGCGCGTTTTCTGAATCAATCGAAAATGCCTCGTCCTTGACTGAAGTTCAGAACGTCATTGAGAACGTCTACGATGCTTCGTACATCGACCAATTTAACGACTCCGCTCAGAATGCCATTAAGACACTCGGTATGTCTCAGTTATCCTTTAGCCAGTACGCTTCACGGTATCAGGCTATGGGGAAAGCACTTGGCATTACAAATTCTCAGATGAAAGACGCAGAAGATCGTCTGAAATCGCTTGGAATTGAGTACGGTGTCGCTACGGGACAGATGGGCGATATGTCGGTTAATATCACAAAATTAGCCGGAGATATGGCATCATTTTATGACGTAGATCAGGCAGACGTTTATCAGGACTTGCAAGCTATCTTTACCGGACAGACAAGACCGTTAATAGTAGCGGCTTAGTGTAGTAATACATTATGAAACAGTCGGTGAACGCAAGCAAAAGCGGTGTGAGTAGGCGACTACTCGCTAACGGTGGAAACTCTAACGTAAAGTCGAGGGCAATACCGTGCGAAGCTGATATTCTTATCAGAACGTGTAACGACTATTATGTAGGACGGAGATTAGCACCGCCCGAAGTGCCGACAACCCCACAGGGGTTAAGAGATAGTCTAATCCGTTTCAAATATTGGGAAACCAACGGTAGTATATGTACGTCAGTACGGTATAGATTTGACGCAAGCCACATTAGCTGAGTGGGCTATGAAACAGGGAATTGACGCTAATTTCGATTCCATGACACAGGCTCAGAAAGCTATGTTGCGCTACCAATATGTCATGGATAGAAGTCGCGCTTCGATGAATGATTTCATTAGAACTTCTGATACATGGCACAACCAGGTAACGATACTTAAAGAACAGTTCAAGGCTCTCGGAGTTGTTGTAGGTTCTGGACTTATTAATGCTTTGAAGCCAGCTTTAAAGGCTTTTAATGTTTTCCTTAGTTCGACCATTGATTTTGCTCAGAATGTGCTGAATGCACTCGGCAAGATTTTCGGATGGGAATATGAAATTACGGGCGGTGGTATCGCTGACGATACACTTGCTGACATTGAGGATATGTCAAGTAGCCTTGATGATGCTACGGGTGGCACAGATGCCCTTACGGACGGTGCTGACGGTGTTGGCGATGCTCTGGACGGTGCAACGGATTCCGCAGAGGAATTAAAGAAAACTCTGTTAGGATTTGACGAACTGAATCTCCTTAATGACGTTTCCGCTCTTGATAGCGGTTCCGGCTCTGGTAGCGGTTCGGGTTCCGGCTCTGGTAGCGGTTCAGGTTCGGGCGCGGATAGCGGTGTTGGCGGTGGCGGTAGCGCAAGTGATGCTATCACAGTTCTCGCTAAGAAAACGAAGTCTGCATTTGAGTCAGAAATTGACAATCTGTATGACTTAGGTAAGTACATTTCAAGCACCCTCAAGAAAACGCTCGATGATATAAACTGGGATGATATTTACGAACGGGCAAGAAACTTCGGTACGGGGCTTGCACAGTTCCTTAATGGACTGTTCCAACCTGATACGTTCGCTTCTCTCGGAAAGACGGTCGCCGGAAGTATTAACACGGCACTTAATACCCTTGATGCATTTGCACAGGAATTTGACTTCTACAACTTAGGAGTTTGTGTTGGAACGGCAATCAATGAGACGTTGTATAACATTGATTGGGAGACAGCAGCTTCGGCGGCTCAAGGTTGGGGTACTGGATTAGCAGAACAGATTAACGGCTACTTAGATGCGACTGACTTTTATGCAATCGGTGACTTTATTGCTCAGTGCCTTAATACGGCGGTTCTCTTTGCTTTCTCATTCGGTGACGAACTCGATTGGGTTGCTATCGGTGAGGCACTCGGAGAAGAAGTAAACGGCTTCTTTGAGAACTTCGATGCGGACAAATTCGCGGACGGTATCAACACTTTCGTTGAGGGCATCAATGATTCTATTCAGAGTTTCTTAGAGACGGTTGAATGGAAAGAGGTGCTTGGTAAGATTGGCGAACTCCTTTCTAAACTTGATTGGTGGGAGATAATAAAAGCCAAACTAGCATTTGACCTTATCGGAGTTGGAAAGGGTATAGCTGGCGGTATCGCTACGGCTCTTGGCAGCAACTTAGTTTCAACGATTCTGCAAGGTGGCATCAGTTCACTCGCTACTACAATTTCTACTCACCTTGGCGCTACGTTCGGCGGTGGCGCAACGGCAGGGGCAACAGGTGCTTCGGCAAGTGCCGGAGCTGGCGCAACGGCTGCTTCTACGGGAGTAACGGCGGCCGCAGAGAGTGCGGGAGTTAGTATTGGAAGTTCTATCTTATCGGGATTAACTTCAGTTGCACCTTTGATTGGCGCGGCGGCTTTTCTCATCTACGGCTACATGGCAGGACAAGACCCTGAGATTCAACAGCAAGTCGAAGATGGCAAGAAAGCCCTTGAGAAGTTCCATGACGATAACTCTAAGAATTGGAGTGCAAGCTATCAGAATATCGAGTCCGACACTAAGTCGTTTTGGGAGAATGAGACTACCACAACGAATACAGAGTCGGGCAAGGTTGTTGAAAGCTACGACAGCATGGGGCGAAAGATTGGTGTTCTTACAGAAAGCGGTACGAATACTTCTCGTAAGTCTTTCCGTGAAATGTGGAATGAGACAAGCGAAAAATCCGGCGCAATGAAGAATACTTTGTCAGAGGACTTCAAGCAAGCGTGGGAAATGGTATCGGGAAGCACTTCTGGTCTTGCAAAAGATGTTAAGAGTGCCTTTGATGATTGGACTTCGCATGTAGTTCCGTCTGTCAAGGAGACGTGGGAGACCACAAAAACCGACACAAAAGACCGTCTCGATGAACTTTACGAGAATATTGATTCGTCTCTCAAGAGTGTCGGCGATACGATTGAAACACATCTTAGCGACCTTCCCGATAAGTTTTATAATTGGTTCAACGATGCCAAAGATAATGCTGTCACGGCCTTAGACGAGCTTTCCATAAGCGCTTCTAACATTCTGAGCAACATTACGTCTTGGCTCAGCGAAGCGATTGACAAGGCTTCACAAGCGATTCCTTATACAACGGGCGATACGTTCGGTGGTTACTCCTTTTTCGCAGAGGGCGGTTTCCCCGAAACGGGAGAGGTCTTTATGGCAAGGGAGAACGGCACGCCTGAAATGGTCGGTCGTATCGGTCGCAGAACAGCGGTCGCAAACAACGATCAAATCATACAGGGTATCAGAGCCGGAGTCCTTGACGGTGTTATGCAAGCCTTTGCAACTACCGGCGGTGTCGGTCGTTCTGGTGAACCCATCACTGAATTTACGTTCAGAGTCGGTGACGAAACGCTTTATCAGGCGGTTATTCGCGGTAAAGAAAAGCACGACAGACGCTATCAGGCGGTTGCTACAATGTAATCTTTTTCTCAGCCCTGAGTGGTTTCAAAGCCACTTGGGGCTTTTCTAATATATGCAGACGGGGGTGCTTTCTCATGGCAATGCTAATCGTAGACGGGGTTGAAATAAGAGAACCCAGTGAATTTACATGGGGATTGAATGACGTTGATGCGAGTGATTCAGGGCGTACACAGGACGGCAAGATGCATAGGAATCGCGTCACACAGAAGCGCAAAATCAATCTCTCATGGTCGATGCCGACACCCGATGAAACGTCTGCTATTCTGAGTGCGTTCAATCCGCAGTATTTTGACGTAACCTACTTTGACCCGTTGGACAATGCGACTATGACAAGGACGTTCTACGCCTCTGATAAGAGTGCACCCGTGCACGTTTGGCAAGCCAACAAAAAGTATTACACTTCCGTTTCCTTTAACATCATTGAGAGGTAATCGCGATGATTAGCAGAACTACGGCATACACGACTTGCCTTGAGAATGACGACAGGAAGTTTCGTTTCCGCGCACGGATTACACTCACGGACAACACACTCCTCAATCTAACAGAGGCTAACTTATGGCAGAACGGCTTTGAGATCACGTCAGCGATATCAAGTGAATCTTCCTTTGACGTGGGCGGTTTTGTTATTGGAAGAATGACAATCGTTCTGAACAATATCTACGGGACGTATTCGGGCTATGACTTTATCGGCGCGAATGTGGATGTTTCCCTTGTCCACGACACTACGATTAAATACTTTAATTACAACCACTATACGGTAGAAGAAGCGACAAACGATTCTTCGCTGATTACGCTTACTTGTCTCGACAATGCGCACAAGTTCGAGAGACCATATTCTGAGAGTAATCTTGTTTATCCGGCGATGATTAGTTCCATTGTCAGAGACGCTTGCGATACGTGCGGTGTTACTTATGTATCTGGCTTTGACAACAGTAGCATAACGGTCTTTGAAAAACCCGATGCGGACGGTCTGACGTTCTTGAAAGTCATTGCGTGGTGCGCACAAGTTACGGGAAACTACGCGAAGATTGATGATGTAACTGGCCGGCTCAAACTCGACTGGTTTGAAACGCAAGAATACGAAGTTGAAGAGGTCACGAACGGTACAACCTGGACTATTACAAATGACACGTTCAATCACATATCTGATTGGAGTTCCCTTAAACTCGGAACGGATGATGTTGTAATCACGGGTGTTCGCGTGAACGGTGAAGATGATGAGGGCAACGTATTTTCGGGATTTTACGGTTCAGATGGTTACGTTCTTGACATTTCCGGCAATGACCTCGTAGGCACTTCCTATCTTAGCCAGAGAGCAACCACAATCGGTAACAGAACAGTCGGTCTTGCTTTCAGAGCATTTAGCGGAGAGTGCCTGATAGACCCCTGTGTTCAAGTCGGAGACTTAATCTGGATTACAGACAGAAATAACCTCTCCTACAAATCTTTCATCACAGGAAAGACAATCAGGCTCGGCGGTTACATGACACTTTCTTGCGGTGCGAAAAGCCCTACGAGAAATAGCGGTACGCAGTATTCAGAAGTTACAAGAGCGATTGTAGCGGAACGGAAACGAACAACTAAGACACTCAGAGAATATGACAATCGTGTTCAGGCCATGACCGCGCTTATCTCCCGTGGATTCGGAATGTACGTCACGGAAGTTACACAAGAGGACGGTTCGATTATACCCTACATGCATGACGAGGAAGATATAGGCAATTCTTCTTTCATCTGCTACATGACCTCTGAGGGTGTTCTCATGGAAGTTGACGGCGATACTACGGCGGCAGTTGACCGTAACGGAAATGCACTTTTGAACACTCTGACAGCAAGGGGCATCAATGCGGATTGGATTAACACGGGTGAACTTGTTGTTCAGGACGTGAACGGCAACGAAACATTCTACGTGAACTGCGATACGGGTGTTGTCAGGATCGTGGCGAACTCGTTTTCTCTGACGGGAAATTCTATTCAGGATATCGCACAGGCGGTCGTTGACAGTTCTGAAATCGGCGGTCGCAACATTTTTGTTAATAGTTCTTTCTCGGAAACATTTGACGGTTGGGATGAACTTACGCAGACGGGCGCGACACTTCCTGAGATTACAACAGAGGACGGCTACGCTTGCTGTCATTACACAGGTACGCTTGAAAAATTCTCCCTCAGACAGCAGAATATCACGTCAAGAATAAGCGGTGACAGTGTAGGGCAGAAATACATCGTATCGTTCGATATGAAACTTGTTGACTACGTTGCCGGAACGACAAATCCACTTCTGAGCGTTTACTTCTCAGGTCAGTATCTTAATGACGGTGTAGCAACGGAACTCTATGCTGCTTACGGCGGTGCAAGCCCTGATTTATCAGAATACAATAATCAAGGGTGGGTGCATGTAGTCGTAGATAATATCTACTTTGAACAACAGCCCACGCTTATGCGCGGTTCGATTTATTCAAGAGATTGGACGGGCGATTTATATTTCAAGAACCTCAAGATGGAACGTGGCACAATCGCAACGGATTGGACTCCGGCTCCCGAAGATTATGAGAGCGGGATTGCCAATGCGACTACGATTGCGACCAACGCCTCTTCTACGGCGAACAGTGCAAGCGAAACGGCAAATCAGGCACTTGAACTTGCTACATCGGCTGGCGGTCTCGTAGCATATCTCGACAATTCCTATCAGGGCATTCCGACTGATGCGAATGGCGATTATGAGAGTTTCCCTAATTGTTCAACCACAATGTCGGTGTTCTGGAATGCAACGGATGTTTCATCCGACTGCGTTTATACCACAAGCGTAACGAGCGGTATCACAGGCTCATGGAACGATTCTACAAGGACTTATACCGTAACGGGAATGACAACTGATTCTGGCACAGTAACGATAGCGGCAAGTTACAACGAAGCCACAATCAGCAAGAAGTTCTCGCTTGCGAAAGTCAAACAGGGTTCAACGGGTGCGGACGGACAACAGGGTGAGTCGGCTACTATGTACGAACTCAGCGTCAGTCCGAAGTCTGTAAAACTCGGTGAAAGCCTTGAGTTTTCCCCCGATATCATTACAGTAAATTCCTACTACAGAACGGGTTACTCAACTGCCCAGACAGCATTTAGCGGCTATCTGTCTGTGCAAGTCTGCAACAACGATTCTTGGGGGACTTCGCTTATCACGGCAAATGCTTCTAATCTGACATTTACTTTGGAGTATACGGATGAGGGCAGTAGCGCAAGTGTAGACACGTCCGGCTCAAATCCGAAACTTATTCTTCCGTCAACTGTCAGTGCTATCAGAGTTCAGTTAAAAGCAAACTCAAGCAGTTCCGTTTGTTTAGATCAGGAAGAAATCATTATCCTTGTCGATGCCTCTTCGCTCACTCAGGAAAGCATTTTTAATAAGCTGACGAATAACGGTGAGACGCAAGGCATTTACTTGTCTAACGGCAAGTTGTACGTCAATGCAAGTTACATCAAGACGGGTACTCTTTCCGCAAGTTACATCAAGGGTGGCACACTTGTTCTTGGCGGTAGTAATAACACGAACGGTATTCTGCAAGTAAGAACTGCAAGCAACATAACGGCGGTCACGTTGAACAACAACGGCATTACGGCAAACGCCGGATATATCGGCAACTGGAAAATTACCGCGAACTCTCTGAGGAAAGAGGTTGAGGGCAGTAGTAACAATCTCCTTCTCGGCTCTGATACGTCAATCGCTATCGCGGTCGGTGCGCCGTTCACATCGGGTGCAAGCGGTGCTACGTGGAACAGTGCGCCATTCAGAGTTCTGAATGACGGTAGCATGTACTCCACTGCCGGATATATCGGGAACTGGAAGATCACATCAAATTCTATCAGAAGAGTTGAGAATGATGGTTATGATGCGCTTCTGCAATGTCCATCTTCCTCAACGTCAACAGTGCTCTCAATCGGTGCGCCGACAGTAGATGGTTCTGTTAAATGGACACGGGCACCTTTCTACATTAAAGCCACGGGTGCGCTTTATGCAACTTCCGCTAAAGTAGTCGGTACATTTGAAAGCACAGACGGAGACCAAACAGTACAGATTGTTGAGGGAATCATTAAAGGCAAAGCCGGTTCGACTTCAACAAGCCTTATTGATATGTCTGCCTATTACTCGTCTGGCGGTTCAAGAAACATTGCGATCAAAGGTGAGTACGGTAACTTCATTCAGGCCGGTACGTTAATCCGTTTTGAAATCAACAACACCCTGATTGGTAGAATAAATTCTAACGGATATTATGGAGATGTGTACCCGTCTAACGGAATTAACTGCGATGGGACTATATTACTTCCCTCTTCCATTGGAGACGGCGGTGTTGTCACAAGTTGGTATGAAGTCCATGTTCGCAACGGCTTAATAGTATCGTGAGGTGCGAGATAAATGAAATACTACATCATAGGTGACTATGCCGAAGAAAAAGAACTCGTTGAAACATCTGACGAAAACGAGGACGGCGTGATTGAGGTCACGTACAGCACGATTACAACGCAAGTACCGAAAAAGCAGTACATCACAAAAGCAGAAGCGGACTACTACTCTTTCAATTCGCTGTACACAGTCTATGAAGAATCCGATGATGGCACAACGGTAGAGGAATATTACTATATTGAAGAGTTGGATGCCGGAGAAGAACAGGTTGTTGGTTATGCAAGAGCAGACGAAACATCTGTTGGTTCTAACTGCGTAATAGCCACGACAACCCACTCTATATCCATTGACTCGATCGAGAGCAATGCGAACTTTGCCACAACCTTTGCGCCGACAAAAACGGGCTATACTCCAATCGGAGTTATCGGTCATACATTTGCCGGAACGGGGCAACTCATGCTTTTTAGAGCATACGTCAATAACGGAACGGTCAGTATTGCTTGTCGCAATATGGGTTCGGCGACACTGACTGACAAAACTTTAACGCTTACTCTTCTTTGGGCTATGACTGGCCTTGTGGAAATAGGGAGTTAATCATATATGGTAGACAAGAATTACGCAGAAGCGGAACTGAATGCGAACGTAGCTTTCCGAACGATTATTACAGAATTTAAACTTGACGCTACGGACGCGACACACATTCTGAATGGAATGCTCAATGAGTGGCAGAGAGAGGCATTATTTCAACTGACACTCGAACACTCTAATAGGAAAGAAGTCAAAAACGACACGGCTGAGTAATCGGCTATTTTCAGAACTTATCAACGGGCAACGGCAGTTAGCGGCTATGACGTTGCACAAACTTTCAGCGAGGAAATGAAACATGATTGCTACAAGTGCAAAAGTTATTTCTATTGATGATAACGGAGTCAGAACGGTTCAGGCTCTCATTATCGGAACTACTATGCCGTCCACACTTCCGACTACGGGTAGTGGGATTGAGGGACTTCTGCCGACAGACCGTTTTGCCCCTGGTTCTGTCATTTTCTGTCCGAACGATTGGTCTCAGGCGGTTGCCAATGCGAACGGCGTATTTAAGAAGAGAGGGTGATAGATTATGATGGATGCAAATGGAATGATTGAGGCTATCATCTTCGGCGGTGATGGTAGCGGAGCGTCAAC